GCTCAGCGCGACACAAGTAACTGGTATCACGTGTTAGTGCGACACTAACAACGCTGCTGCCGGGTAGCTTTGATTCAGCATGTGGTAACTCGTTTGCGTAGGCTCGGCGCGACATGAGGAACTGGTATCGACAGGCACAAAAAAAGGCAGAGCCGAAGCCCTGCCTTAGTTGTTACTTTGTGATGCCTTCCCAAATCATTGTGGGTGTTAAGCATGAATTGTACTCGGTCCAATATGATTCATCCCATGACTCACAACCTAGTAACAAGTTAATGAATATGAAGGCCATGAAAAGGCCGGTGAGTGCGAGGGCCATAAAGGCCCCCGCTGTTTGCGCTATGCGCTTCACTTGAGCACCGCCAGTGCCGCTTTGACTTTGGCAACCATCTCGGTCACGTCAAAGGTTGGCTCTTCTGCCGACTGGCAAACCTTGATCACATCGTTCAGGTTATCCCGAACCCGTTGATCCAATGGGCGGTTGCGTGAACCCGCGCCATCTGATGGCTTGTCATTATCCAAGCGCTTTGTTAACTGGCGCTTGAAGTCGTTACGACGTGCACCGATCTGTTGTTGCCAGTAACGGCGCGTTGTCTTCTGCGCATCCGTTAACGACTTAACAGGCTTGGCTAACAATGCCTGAACCGTCTTGGCAAAGCCGAGCACGATGGCCTCATTAAGAGCGGTAAACTCTTCAGCCTTGATCGTCGAACCTTCAGACTTAGGTGAAACAAAGTCAGTCGGTTGATCGAACCCGTCCGCAATCAAGCAATCAAGAGCGGCAACGCCAGCCTTGTCAGCAGTGATTGAAGTAGATACGGCTTTAGAGACTGCCGCTTGTGTCTGTGTGGATAAAGTACGCATGTCATATCTCCTATGATTGACAGTTAAAGTTAAGCCAACGGTTCCCGCCGTTGACAATTACATTAAGCCTCAAACGTGATAACAAATCAATAGATAAACTGACAGTACAACAAGTTTACACAAACCTCGATAGGCAAATGTTAGTGCGGCACTAACAAAACCCGATCAGCGCGACCCTACCCGCCCCCCATGACCCCGCTGTCATATTGGGACTCCGTATTATCTATATATTACTAATCTGTACGAATTATCGTGTTTTTCCTGAGTTCGACCCCCACCCCCCTCATATATAGGAACACCCCCCGGTAGGAGTCCCAACCTCCTTGCACAAAAACAAATTATTGTGTATAACTCGATACGAACGGTTAATAACCTGCGGAAACAGTATGACTTTAGTGCTCGAACCAGATATTGGTGTGCCATATTCGGATGACATTCCGTACATGGACTTGCGTGCACGCGCTGAGGCGGCGTGTAATACTGCGGCTATGCTCAAAGAGCATGGTTTGGACGTAGAACCTACCAGTGAAGACGAAGACATCGCGGCAAAATTAGCCTTGGCCTACGCAGATAACCCCGAAAAGACGTCTAAGAAGGTGTCCGCTAAGCGAGCATCGACGTTACCCCCTGCTACACTCATGATGACGCACAATATTTTGACCCAATTCGGTCATTCTGTGGTAGAAAGTGCAGTTCAGGTCCGTCATTTGGTTACAAACAAGCTAATTGAAGAGACTGAGAACCCTGATCCACGTGTTCGTATCCGTGCGTTGGAGCTTTTGGGTAAGATTTCAGACGTTGGGCTGTTTACAGACAAGACTGAAGTCACAATTACCCACAAAACCACCGACGAACTGCGTGAAAGCCTACGTGCTAAGCTGTCAAGGCTCGTAAATCCAGAGGAAGACGTGGTAGATGCAGAGTTTGTGGACGCGGAAACGATAGATGTCGATGCAGAACTCGGAATCGGAGAAGAATCCGATGACTGAAATGGCCTTAGACTTTTCTGATGCCGAAATTCAGCAGATGCTGGACAACCTTGACCATTTTTCTCCCGACGAAATAGCCGAACTAGAGAAATTAGCGGGAGAACTAACCACTCGCAAAGACAATACCGCTGCTTACAACGACTTGATAGCGTTCTGTAAGCTAATGATGCCCGATTTCATAGTTGGTAAGCACCACAGGATGCTTGCGGACATGCTCATGGCGATTGAAGAGGGCGATAAAGACCGTATTTGCGTCAATATCCCCCCGCGCCACGGCAAATCTCAGCTTGTTTCGATCTTCTTTCCAGCGTGGTTCTTGGGTCGCAATCCTGACAAAAAAGTCATGATGGTGTCCCACACTACTGACCTCGCTGTGGATTTTGGACGTAAGGTACGTAACTTAATTGCTACGGATCAGTACAAAAGTGTATTTCCCACCACATCATTAGCACAGGATAGTAAGTCAGCAGGTAGATGGAACACTAACGTTGGAGGCGAATACTATGCGTGTGGTATTGGTTCTGCTCTGGCTGGGCGTGGCGCTGACTTATTGTTGGTGGACGATCCACATTCTGAGCAAGATGTAATTAACGGGAACTTTGAGGTATTTGAGAAAGCCTATGAGTGGTTCACCTTTGGTGCTCGTACTCGTCTCATGCCGGGAGGTCGCGTAGCCATAATCCAGACGCGTTGGCACATGGATGACCTGACAGGTCGAGTGACAAACGACATGGCGAAGAACGCTCGGGCCGACCAATACGAAGTTGTTGAGTTCCCCGCCATATTAGAAGTGAAAAACAAAAAGACCGACCGCTACGTGGAGAAACCGCTGTGGCCTGAGTTCTTTGACCTTGAGGCGTTACTCCGAACCAAGGCATCTATGCCGACGTTCCAGTGGAATGCCCAGTATCAACAGCAACCCACCGCAGAAGAGGCGTCGATCATCAAACGTGAGTGGTGGAACTTGTGGGAACAAGACAGTCCGCCCTCGTGCGAGTACATCATCATGTCACTGGACGCGGCGGCAGAGACACACAACCGTGCGGACTATACAGCGCTTACAACGTGGGGCGTATTTTTCAACGAAGAGGTAAACGCGTACAATATCATTTTGCTTAATAGCATAAAAAAGCGTATGGAGTTCCCAGAACTGAAACAACTCGCTATGGAAGAGTACGACGAGTGGGACCCTGACGCGTTTATTGTAGAGAAGAAGTCTGCGGGTACGGCCCTGTATCAAGAGATGCGGCGTATGGGGCTACCTGTTTCTGAGTACACCCCACACCGAGGGTCAGGTGACAAGTTAGCACGCCTAAACTCGGTAGCAGATATTGTCGCATCGGAACTTGTGTGGGTACCTCCTACCAGATGGGCAGAAGAAGTGATAGAAGAGATTGCCGGATTCCCTTTTATGAGTCATGATGACTTAGTGGACTCAACGGTGATGGCGCTTATGCGATTTAGGCAGGGGGGCTTTATTAGGTTGCCCACGGATGAACCGGAAGAAACACAATACTTTAAGCAACGACGCGGCGGGTATTATTGAGAGGTTAGAAAATGGCTATAGAAAAAGGTGTTTACTCTGCCCCGCAGGGTCTTGACGAAGAAGCGCCAGAACTTGAAGGTGCAGAGGAGCTAGAGATCGAGATCGTTGATCCCGAGGCTGTCACGCTAAGTGATGGGTCTATGGAGATTACGATCATACCTGATCCAGAGATTTCTGACTTTACCGAATTTGGTATGAACCTCGCCGAAGTTTTGGACGACGGACACTTACGAGAGATTTCTGACGATCTGTCTGGCCTCATTGAGGCTGATATAGATGGTCGTAAAGAGTGGGCCGATACGTTTGTAAAAGGTCTGGATGTGCTGGGCTTCAAGTATGAAGAGCGCACAGACCCGTGGGAGGGCGCGTGTGGCGTCTATTCCACTGTATTGGCAGAAGCCGCGATACGTTTCCAAGCGGAAACAATGTCCGAGACTTTCCCCGCCGCTGGCCCTGTAAAGGTCAAAATCCTTGGCGAAGACACCAAGGAGAAGATCGAGGCTGCTGAGCGTGTCAAAGCGGACATGAACTACGAGTTGACTGATCGTATGGTGGAGTACCGCTCAGAGCATGAGCGCCTGCTATACAGTCTAGGACTCGCTGGGAGCGCGTTTAAGAAGGTTTACTACGACCCTAATGCAGGACGTCAGGTAGCTATCTATATCCCAGCAGAAGACGTTATCGTGCCCTACGGCGCGAGTCACATCGAGACAGCAGAACGTGTCACACACGTAATGCGTAAGACAAAGAACGAATTACGGAAGTTGCAGGCAGCAGGCTTTTACAGAGATGTAGAGCTTGGTGAACCACAGCCTTACCACTCAGACATCGAGGAACGTAAAGCAGAAGAAGGTGGGTTCTCGCTCACCGACGACAATCGTTACGCCCTGTACGAAGTCCACGCGGACCTTGTTATTGAAGGCGTTGACGATTCAGAAGAAGATATTGCCAAGCCCTACGTGGTTACTATTGAGCGTGGCTCTGGTGAAATCCTCTCTATCCGCCGTAACTGGAACGAAGAAGACGACCTGTATCTGAAGCGTCAGCACTTCGTACACTATGTATACGTGCCGGGATTTGGCTTTTACGGGCTTGGCCTCATACACATCATTGGTGGGTATGCACGGGCAGGCACATCCTTGATACGACAGCTTGTTGATGCTGGAACCTTGTCGAACCTCCCCGGCGGTTTGAAGTCCAGAGGACTCCGTATCAAGGGTGATGATACGCCGATTGAACCCGGCGAGTGGAAGGACGTCGATGTACCTAGCGGGTCGATCCGCGACAACATCATGCCGCTTCCCTACAAAGAACCTAGCCAGACCCTTCTCGCCTTACTGAATCAAATAACGAACGAAGGACGTAGGCTAGGCGCTATTTCAGACATGAACATCTCAGATATGTCTGCTAACGCGCCTGTGGGCACAACGCTGGCGCTCCTAGAGCGTACGTTGAAGCCTATGGCTGCGGTACAAGCCCGTGTCCATTACGCCATGAAACAAGAGTTTAAGATGCTCAAGGAGATCATGGCAGAGTATGCTCCCGAAGATTACGGCTACGAGCCGCATCGAGGTGAGGTCAGCGCACGTCAGTTAGACTACGCGATGGTGGATGTGATCCCCGTCAGTGATCCTAACTCTTCCACGATGGCGCAGCGTGTTGTGCAGTACCAAGCTGTGCTTCAAATGGCACAGTCTGCCCCACAAATATACGACTTGCCGCAGTTACACAGGCAAATGATCGAAGTGTTGGGCGTGAAGAACGCAGACAAACTTGTTCCCACAAGAGACGATGCGAAGCCTACCGATCCTGTCAGCGAGAACATGGACGCACTTGTTGGCAAGCCAATGCGAGCGTTTATCTATCAGGATCACGAAGCGCATATCGCGGCTCACACGTCGTTTATGCAGGACCCTCAGATCGCACAGATGATCGGACAAAACCCACAAGCACAGCAGATCATGTCGTCGCTACAAGCACACATCGCCGAGCACCTTGGGTTCCAGTACCGTCAGCAGATCGAAGACAAGTTGGGCGCACCACTCCCACCACCCGGAGAAGAGCTACCAGAGCAGATCGAAGTGGATTTGTCGCGGTTGGTTGCAGAGGCAGGCGCACAGGTTATGCAGGGTCATCAGCAGGAAGCAGCGCAGAAGCAAGCGCAGCAACAGCAACAAGACCCAGTGTTCCAGCAGAAGCAAGCAGAGTTGCAACTCAAAGGGCAAGAAGTACAACGCAAGGCCGCAAAAGATCAGCAAGAAGCACAGATCAAGCAGGCCGAATTGCAGCTTAAAGCCCAGAAGAACCAAGTTGATGCGATGCTAGACGCAGAGAAGCTGAAACTGGATCAGAAGGAACTTGAATTAGACGCTCAAAAAGAGGGTGTTCGTGTGGCGGCAAGCCGTCGCAAGGACAACAACAAACTCGATTTAGAGCTTGCGAAAATGATGACAGACAAGCCGAAACGAGGTGAGTAATGGCTAAAACCGTCTTTGACGTGCTAAATGATCGTATCGACGAGCAAGTCTCGTCTGCAAAGGACTTTCTAAGCGCAGGGTCTGCTAAAGACTATGCGAACTATAGAGAGATTGTCGGCTTAATTCGGGGTCTCGAAGCTGGCAAACAACACATTGAAGACCTCTCGCGTAACTATATGGAAGATGACCATGACTAAACCTCAGACATTAGAATTGCCTGATGCACTACAGCAGAAGCTAGACGCCGAAGCTGCAAACGCTGAACCAATCCAGCGTGAAATCTCCGAAGCTGACTGGGAAGCACAGCTACCCAAACCTGTCGGATACCGTGTCCTTATTGCTCTACCTGACGTGGAAGAATACTACCAAGGTAGCACCCTGCTTAAAACGACTGATGCAATGCACCGTGAGTACATTACGTCGATCATGGGTGTAGTCATTGACATGGGTGCAGACGCATACAGTGATAAAGACAGGTTCCCTGAAGGCCCTTGGTGTAAAGAGGGTGATTACGTGATGTTTCGTATGAATACGGGCACACGCTTCAAGGTTAATGGTAAAGAGTTTCGTTTGATGAACGACGATTCTGTTGAAGCCGTAATCCCTGATCCCCGTGGGATCATGGCAGTATAGGAGATAAAATATGCCATTTCAAAAAGTAGAATTTGAGTTCCCCGATGGGGAGAAAGAAAAGGAGGACGTCATCATAGACGTCGAACCGTCCAGTGCGGAAGAGGTTGATATAGGTGGTAGAAAAGCTAAAGCAAAAGCTAAGGAAGCTGAAGCTGTCGTTGAAAGTGAAGTGGATAACGATGACGACGGACTTGAGATTGAAGTGGTTGATGACACGCCCAAAGCGGATCGTAATCGCAAACCATCTGACCCACCCGAAGACGTTACTGATGAAGAGTTGGAAGACTATTCGGAGAAAGTCCGAAAGCGTATCCAACACTTTAGTAAGGGCTACCACGACGAACGTAGGGCTAAAGAAGCGGCTCAACGAGAGCGTGAAGAGTTGGAAAGACTCTCTCAACAACTTGTGGAAGAGAATAAAAAACTCAAAGCCAACGTAAACAAAAATCAGTCAGCGCTGCTTGAGCAAGCTAAGAAAAGTGCGGTGTCTGAACTAGAATCCGCTAAAAAGCAGTATAAAGACGCGTATGAAGCTGGTGACTCAGATGGCGTCCTTGCTGCACAAGAAAACCTAACGAACGCTAAGATTAAGTCCGATAGGTTAAACAATTTCAAGTTACCAGCTTTACAGGAGGATGAAACTCCTGCTAAGGTTGCAACAGAACCCGCTCCAGAGCCTGTTCAAATTGACGAAAGGGCATCAGCTTGGCAAGAAGCTAACCCTTGGTTCAATCAGGATGTTGAGATGACAAGTTATGCTCTGGGGTTGCACAATAAACTTGTCAACGAGGGCGTAAGCCCTCAAAGTGATGACTACTACGAGCGAATTGACTCTCGTATGCGACAGTTATTCCCCGAGAACTTCGAGGATGAACCGGAGGTAGAACGGAAACAGAAGAGAAAGTCCAATGTGGTTGCACCCGCTACGCGGAGCACAGCACCTAAGAAAATTAGGTTAACGCAGACACAACTGACTTTATCAAAACGTTTAGGTCTTACCCCAGAACAGTACGCCAAACAGGTTGCATTAGATATGAGGAAAGAAAATGGCTGAAAATCGTATAAATCGAGAACACGAATCTCGTGAAAAAACGACCCGTAAAAAGGCTTGGCAGCGTCCAGAGGTGTTACCCGCACCGAATCCCGAGCCGGGTTATGAATTTCGTTGGATCAGAGTGAGTTCGTTGGGTACCGTTGATGCCACGAATGTTTCCTCCAAACTGCGCGAAGGTTGGGAGCCTGTAAAGGCAACAGACCATCCAGAAATTACGCTTGTTACTATCGAAAACGATAGATTCAAAGACAACGTAGTGATTGGTGGCCTATTGCTGTGTAAAGCTCCAGAAGAACTCGTCGAAGAACGTAATGACTACTATGGTCAACAAGCACGTTCTCAGATGCAGTCCGTTGACAACAACTTGATGCGCGAGAACGACCCTCGTATGCCCTTGTTTAACGACAGGAAATCGAAGGTTACATTTGGTAACGGAACTTAAAATAGGAGCTTAAAATGGCTTATCCTACTGTAAGCGGGCCTTACGGCCTAGTTCCGGTGAAACTGTTGAGCGGCTCTCCTTTCGTGGGTGTAACTCGTCACATGCCTATTGCTAGTGGCTATGCTACCTCCATTTTTTACGGAGACGCTGTTAAACTTGTCACCGGAGGCACTATTGAACGTGATACGTTCGATGCTGCCATGACACCTATTGGTGTCTTCCTCGGTTGCACATACACCGACCCTAACCTTGGTTACAAGGTATGGCGTCAGTCGTATCCTGCAAGCACCGCCGCATCTGACATTGAAGCATTCATTGCAGATGGTACCGATCTTCTGTTCAAGGCCGCTGTTGTATCTTCTGGTACAACTATTGGTGATCTTGCTCAGACTGATGTTGGTGCAAACGTCGCGGGTGTAGACAACACTGGTGATTCCACTTCGGGTAACTCTCGTTGTGCGATCTCTGACACGTCTGCAACCACTAATACTCTTCCATTCCGTATTGTCGGGTTGGTCGAGGAAACCAAGAACAGCTCGGGTGGTTATACCGAAGCCTACGTTAAATGGAACGCAGGCCATCAGTATAGCAACACGACTGGCGTATAAGGAGGAGTAGACAATGGCTATTTCACGCGCCCAGTTACTTAAAGAACTCCTGCCCGGCCTGAACGCTTTGTTCGGAATGGAGTACGCAAAATACGGTGAAGAGCACGCCGAAATTTATGAAACCGAATCTTCAGATCGCTCATTTGAAGAGGAAACCAAGCTATCCGGCTTCTCAGCAGCACCTGTTAAAGATGAAGGTGCCGCGATTGAGTATGACAATGCTCAAGAAGCATGGACTGCACGCTACACGCACGAGACCGTGGCGATGGGCTTCGCTATTACTGAGGAAGCTATCGAAGATAACTTGTATGACTCACTGTCTGCTCGTTACACCAAGGCTCTCGCTCGCGCTATGGCGTACACCAAGCAAGTCAAAGGCGCATCTGTGTTGAACAACGCATTTGCTGCTGGCACGACTTACGGTGACGGTAAAGCACTTTGTGCAACCGACCACCCATTGGTGTCTGGCGGGTCTAACTCAAACCGCCCAGCCGTTGCTGCTGACCTTAACGAGACTTCTCTTGAAGCCGCCGTTATTCAGATTGCAGGTTGGACGGATGAGCGTGGTCTGCTGATTGCAGCTAAGCCTCGTAAGTTGGTAATTCCACCCAATCTTCAGTTTGTTGCAACTCGTTTGCTCGAAACCGAAGGTCGTGTTGGAACTGCGGATAATGACCTGAACGCGATTCGCAACAATGGTTCTATCCCAGAAGGTTACACTGTTAACCACTATCTGACTGACACAGACGCTTGGTTCCTTATGACTGACGTTCCTAACGGTCTAAAGCACTTTGTTCGTACCCCAATGAGCACCTCTATGGATGCTGATTTCGATACAGGCAACAGTCGCTATAAAGCCCGTGAGCGTTACTCATTTGGTGTAAGTGACCCATTAGGTATCTTCGGTTCGCCGGGTGCTTAATTAACGGAGGGGGCAATTTATTTGCCCCCTTTTGTTTTATGTGTTATAAGAAGTTAATCCCTGACAGTTTCGTGGTGAAACTGACACTAGCCGAGACAGGAGATTCGCATGGCTAATACTACGTTCCAAGGTCCAGTCCGTTCCGAGAATGGTTTTAAGGACATTTCAAAAGCTGCCGGTACTGGCACAGTAACCGAGAACATCTCGATTGCTCACGACGGTACGAACAGCGTAATCATCTTCAAAGATTTACCAACCTCTGATCCTTCTGTTGCAGGTCAACTGTATAGCAACTCAGGTGTTCTAACAGTATCTGCTGGATAAGGAGGTAGCCCATGTCCTCTGATGTATTAACAAAACGAGTTACTGCGGCAGGCTCGTTGGCTGTAGGGCCAGCGCGTGTTCGTCAGATACAAGTTTTGACGGGTGCGGGTGCAGGGCGTCTAACTGTTACTAACGGTGACGGCGGCGACACAGTGCTGGATATTGATTTTCTAGCATCTGACTCCCACTCCATAAACATCCCTGACGATGGTATTCGCTGTTCTGCGGACGTTTACGTGTCTACAGCGACGAATATCACCGCCATGACCTTCTTCTATAGTTAGAGGAGTCAATTATGAGAGCTTACTACAAAAAAGGCGGCTCCGTAAAAACTCCTGCGTGGACACGCAAGGAAGGTAAGAGCGAGTCTGGTGGTCTTAATAAGAAAGGTGTTGCGAGTTATCGTCGGGCAAATCCCGGCAGTAAGCTCAAGACAGCGGTTACTACTAAGCCCAGCAAACTCAAAAAAGGCTCTAAGGCGGCGAAGCGTCGTAAGTCGTTTTGCGCTCGCATGAAAGGTATGAAGAAGCGCAATACTAGCTCGAAGACAGCTAACGATCCGAACAGCCGCATTAACAAGAGTCTGCGTAAATGGAATTGTTGATATGGCAATTACTCGTTCGCAGATGGGTTCTCAATTAAGAGGTGACAGGATGCCCGCTAAATCTAAGAAACAGCAACGATTTATGGCAGCAGTAGCAAACAACCCCGAGTTCGCTGAAGAAGTAGGGGTTCCTAAGAAAGTAGGAGAGAAGTTCATGAAGATGAAGAAAGGTTATAAAGCTGGCGGTAAGCTAAATATGGTCAAAGGTCCAGATGGAAAGATGGTCCCTGATTATGCTGCCGACGGTAAAGGCAAAATGAAAAAAGGCGGTAAGGTGAAGAAGTATCAGATGGGCGGTATGGCCTCAATGATGCGTGAAGCACCGCAAGACGAGTCTACGATGAAAGGTCGTAAACGTCGTACGCCCAGTATGCCAGCGCCTGAGATGGCTCCACCCAGACCATTACCCCCTAAGCCCAAGAAGAAGCGTCGGGACCCACGTGAAGGTGGCCCTAGTGGACCTCAGATGCCTATGATGAACAAAGGCGGCAAGGTCAAGAAAATGAAGTCTGGTGGCAAAGTTCGCGGTTGCGGTATGGCCCGTGGCGGCGCTGTTCGTCCATGTAAAATGGTGAAGATGAAGGGTTCCTAATGCGTAGATACTACCGCAACGATGGCTGCGGATGTTCTAGTTGTAGTAAGAAAAGCTACAAAAAGGGCGGGACAGTAAAAGATGCTTGCTACCGCAAGGTAAAGGCGTCGTACAAAGTGTTCCCGTCCGCTTACGCATCAGGTGCCATTGCTAAATGCAGAAAGAAAAAGGCAGGTAAGTAATGGCTGTTCGCAAGACTGCAAAAGGTGCTGCACTTAAACGCTGGTTCAAAGAGGACTGGAAAGACGTGCGTACTGGTAAGGCTTGTGGACGAAAAAAGGGGGAGAAACGCGGGACACCTTATTGTAGACCTACAAAGAAAGTGTCCAGTAAGACTCCCAAAACTAGCGGTGAGATGAGCGCTTCTGAGAAACGCAAAAAAATCACCGAAAAGAAACGGTTGGGGCAACCCGCTGGTAAGCCGCGTAGAGTATCTCCAGCCAAACGAAAGAGAGGGAAGAAATAATGCAAATCTTCCAGAATGGCAGGTTCTCTACAGGGGAGCCAGTGTATCAGATAGGTGTAAAAAACGCCGATGGTACTTATGACGTTAAAGTCTTTGACTTGATGACTAAGAGTCAGGCAGAGGCAAAACTTAAATCTATGGGTGTAAAGCCTGTAGCGGCGAAAAAAGCAAAAACGAAGCCAAAAGCTAAGAAAGTCCCAGATTATCAGGGCATGACTAAGAAAGAGCTTGAGGCTTTGATGCGCGAATACGGCATTGAGCTTGACCGCCGTAAAAGTAAAGACGGCCTCATGAAAGAGGTCGAATCGTTTTTCAAAGGTGATTGGGCAACATCATGACGACATCAGGCACAACCTCATTTGACATGGACTTCACGGAGATCGCTGAGGAAGCGTGGGAACGTGCGGGCCGTGAAATGCGGTCGGGCTATGATTTACGTACAGCACGTCGATCCATGAACCTGTTAACGATTGAATGGCAGAACCGTGGTATAAACCTTTGGACTATTGACGAAGGGTCTGTAAATTTAACAGCAGGCACGTCCGAGTATGATTTGCCAGCAGATACGATTGATTTGCTAGAACAAGTAATACGTACAGGGCAAGGTAATCAATCAACACAATCTGATCTTAGTATAACTCGTATTAGTGTAAGCACTTACGCTTCGATTCCGAACAAGTTATCACGTGGTAGACCTATTCAAGTGTGGATCGAGAGGCTTCGTGATAACCCTAAGATCAACGTCTGGCCCGTCCCTGACTCAGATAACTACGTTTTCCGTTATTGGCGTATGCGCCGCATACAGGACGCTGGCAGTGGTATTCAAACTGCGGATATGAACTTTAGGTTTTTACCGTGCCTCGTTGCTGGTTTGGCCTATAACATAGCGCTTAAAGAGCCTACGCTGGTGGAACGTGTGGGCTTGTTGAAGCAAGTCTACGAAGAGCAGTTTCAACTAGCCGCTGGCGAAGATCGGGAAAAGACGCCTGCTCGGTTTGTCCCGCGTGTAGCGAGGATTTAACATGGGTACTAGGTTCGCATCAGCCCAGAAAGCCCTTGGGGTTTGCGACGTTTGTGGGTTTACCTACCGTCTACGTGAGTTGCGTAACCTTGTGCGGAAGCATAAAGACACGAACATAAAAGCGTGTCCTGAGTGTTGGAGTCCTGATAATCCGCAGTTAAATCTGGGGGAAACTCCGGTCCATGATCCGCAAGCGTTGCGCGATCCGAGGCCCGATTCCACGCAGTACGCCCAAAGTCGCGCACAAATTATACCTGTACGCGGTGTAGTGGATAGTGGGGGTACTATAGGGACTGGATTTATAGGACAAGTTACGGTACAAATTACATAGGAGTGATAACTATGCCAAAAGTAGGAAACAAAACGTTCTCATACGACGCTAAAGGCAAAAAGGCTGCTAAACAATACGCAGCTAAGACAGGCCAGAGTATGAAGAGCGGATACAAAAAAGGCGGTAAGGTGAAAGTTCGTGGTACTGGCGCGGCAACAAAAGGGCTATACGCCCGTGGACCGGTGGCTTAAACCATGAATTACACCGAGCTAAAAGCCAATATCGAGGACATCACTGAAAATACTTTCACTGATGCCCAGCTTGCTATGTTCACAGAACAGGCAGAGCAGAAGATATACAACACTGTTCAGATTCCCGCATTACGCAGGAATGTGACTGGTACGCTAAGCTCGGGCAATAAGTATCTTGGTGCACCGACAGACTTCCTCTATACGTACAGCCTTGCGGTTGTAGATAGTAGCGGGGAGTATCATTTTCTGTTGAACAAAGACGTTAACTTTATTAGGGAAGCATACCCTACGCCTACAGCGACAGGGTTGCCAAAGCATTATGCGTACTTTGACGACGACTCAATCATCCTCGGACCTACCCCAGACAGTAACTACACAATGGAGCTACATTACGGATATTATCCTGAATCCATCGTTACTGCTAACACTACATGGCTTGGGGACGAGTTTGATTCTGCTCTACTTAACGGTGCGCTATTGGAAGCGTTAAGGTTTATGAAGGGCGAACCAGACATGGTTCAAGTATACGAGCGCATGTATGTCCAAGCGTTAAAACTGCTGAAAACCCTTGGCGATGGCAAACTTCGTGAAGACACTTATCGTTCTGGGCAGTTCAGAATGGAAGTAGAATAGGAGGCTAGAAATGGCAATTACTCAAGCAATGTGCACGTCTTTCAAAAAGGCCCTTCTCGATGGTGAGATGGACTTTAGCGGTGACACGTCACAAACATTTAAAATCGCACTGTTTACCTCATCCGCAACACTGGGTGCAGCGACAACAGCGTATAGTACAACAAATGAAGTATCCGGTACGGGTTATACAGCGGGTGGTAACACGTTAACTGTTGTTGCTCCAACGACATCTGGTACCACAGCTTACCTAGATTTTGACAATACTACGTGGTCTACAGCGACGATTACGGCGCGTGGAGCGTTGATATACAAGTCGGGCGGCGGCGATCCAGCCGTAGCAGTTCTTGATTTTGGTGCCGATAAGACATCTACAGCAGGTGACTTTACCATCCAATTCCCAACTGCGGACGCATCCAACGCTATTATTAGAATTGCATAGGATGGATAGATGCCGTCTTCGACCTCTTATATAGGATGGGGTTCTACCGCTTGGGGCCAAGGCTCTTGGGGTACGGACCTTATCATAGTAGAAGTTGACGGTGTTCAAGCTGCGGGGGCCGTTGGCACTGTAGACTTATCGCTGGGATGCACGGTGTTCCCCACTGGTGTATCCACAACAGGAGCAGTGGGAACTGTCTCTGTCAGCGGTGCCGCTACTGTACAGCCTTCTGGTTTGGAGGCGACAGGCGGGATAGGTACCGTAAGCATTGTTGCGGAGGCAAACGTCTTCCCGACAGGGGTTGCGGCTACAGGGGAAACAGGCACTGTCTCGATTAGTGGCGGAGCTAATGTTTTCCCAACTGGTGTAGAAGTTACTGGCGCTATAGGCACGGTTTCTATATCAGCAGACGCAAATGTCTCAGTAGCGGGACTTGAAGCCACTACTGGACTTGGTAGCGTCACAGTTGCTGCGGATGCGAACGTCGCGGTAACAGGAAACGCGGCTACGGGTGCAGTTGGTACTGTATCTGTTACAGCCGACGCGATTGTTCAACCATCAGGGCTAGCTGCCACTGGTGGGGTAGGCACGGTAAGTATCGTTGCCGAAGCAAATATCTACCCAACTGGGGTAAGCGCCACAGGTGCCGTTGGCACTGTTACTACTACAGCAGACGCAAACGTCTCAACAGCAGGACTTGCGGCTACGGGTGCTATAGGCACTGTGTCGGTAGCCTTTGGGATTGTAGAGAAAGTAACAGGAGTCTACGGTCAATCAGAATTAGGAAACGTCGTCGTTGCCGCTAACGCAGATGTAGCAGTGACGGGCGTAAATGCAACGGGCGCGGTAGGTACAGTGTTCATTTGGGGAGATGTCGATGACAATCAAAATCCAAATTGGCAAAATATTACTGGCGCACAGACACCAACTTGGGGTAATGTTTCAACAGGACAGACTCCGAATTGGCAAGATATAGCCGCGTGAGGATTAAAACATGACAACACAGTACACTTCGACACTTAAACTAGCCCTTCCTGTCCAAGGGGAACTTAGCGGTACGTGGGGTGATGTAGTAAACGATAACATCACGTCCATGATCGAAGAGGCCATCGTTGGACGTGCAGTCATTGACACGTGGTCGAGTAACTCCCATGTGTTGACTACCGCCGATGGCACGACTGCTGAATCGCGTTGTGCGATGCTAGAGTTTACGGATACGGGCACGAATTTAACTGGGGCAGCGACTGTCGTATGCCCTACAGCCGCTAAAATTTATATTGCTAAGAATGCTTCAGGGCAAGCCGCTACACTTAAAACGTCTGGCGGTACAGGTATTGCGATACCAAACGGCAAGACAATGCTTCTTTTCTGCGACGGTACAAATGTCGTGGAAGGCGCTACAAACATTGAATCACTATCAGTTGGTGGGTACACAGTTTCTCTTGCAGGGAACTTAACAACCGCAGCGGCGTTTACAACGGCTGGCGCGAATGCACTCACCCTAACAACTACAGGTGCAACTAACGTAACACTTCCCACGACGGGCACGTTGGCTACGCTCGATGGCACTGAAACGCTTACGAATAAGACGCTTACAGGTCCTACGATCTCGTCACCAACATTGACGGGTTCTATTTCAGCGACTGATTTGACTATTTCTGGCAACACAACGATTGGTGATGCCGCGTCGGATACGTTGACTGTAACGTCCACAATCACGTCAAACCTTATTTTTACTGATAATACTTACGATATTGGCGCGTCTGGGGCCACTCGCCCCCGTAACCTGTTTCTCTCAGGTAACGCCACTGTTGGTGGGGATATTGTTCTTACAGGCGGCATTGATGTTACTGGCAACTTTGGTGTTGACGGTGATTTTGACGTAAACACTGACAAGTTTACCGTTGCATCCGCTACGGGTAACACAGCTATTGCAGGGACACTTGGAGTAACGGGCGCAACTACTGCGACCGGTGGCCTAAACGTTGATACGATCAGCGAAATCACCTCTGCTGGTGGTGTCACTATTGACAGCGTATTGCTTAAAGACGGTGGTGCTACGCTAACAGATGATTTGATTGTTGATACAGACACGCTGTTTGTAGATGCAAGCGCAGATCGCGTTATAGTCGGAGATACGGCGGGGTCCTACGACTTAAATGTTCGGCGCTCTTTTGCGGGTGGTGATGTAGGTTTTATTGTTGAAAACAGAGATACCACTCAAACATCGGCTACTCGTGCATTGTTTGCAATGCGGGCTGATGTAGATAATGACGGCACACTTGAAGAATTTTTACACATCCGAGGCGGAACAAACACTAGTAGTTTTGCGGAGTTTGTAGCCCGAGAAGGTACAAGCATACGTTTTCAGGGCGATGCAGGAACATCGGTTGTTTTTAATGATAGCGGAGTGGATCAAGATTTCCGCGTTGAGTCTAGTACAAACACCGCAGCTCTATTCGTTGATGCGGAAAACAGCCGCGTTGGTATTAACAGCAATGCTCCTGCCGCGCCCCTACATGTTGCAGGGGTAAACGGTACGTCTATCCGTATGATTACAGCAAATGCCGACGCAGGCGGCAATAACTTCATGGACTTCTACAACAGTGTAGGTCGCATGGGTTATGTGGGGTACGCCAGTGGTTCGGCAGATATTTTATACGTTTGGAACGAGCAAAATTCCAACATCATTGCTGGTACAAACAGCGTCGAACACATGCGGTTCCATCCCACCAATGGGACTGTTTTCAACGAAGGCGGTGTTGACCAAGACTTCCGCGTTGAGTCTAACAACAACACCCATATGCTGTTTGTTGATGGTGGTAATGATCGAATCGGTATCAACAGCCCTACTCCTGCTCGAACTGTTGATATTCAGACAACGGAAGTACAAAGATTTGCGGAAGATGATGTTACCGGCAACGTCGTCATCTATAACTTAAGCAACAATGCCGCCGATCTAGCCACATCGTCTATTCAGTATCAGATTTCTGATAACAACTCATCAAACAACGCTCGTGGTCAAGTGGGTGTTTATCAGCCAACGGTCAGTAGTCACGCAGGTAATTTTTTCGTCAACCTTAGAAAGGGAAACGGAGATGAAACCAACATCGTTGATTTTTCTTCTGAGGGCAACTTTGTACTGCGCGATAACGCGACTGGAAACGGAACAGGTCCAGATTTCAGTCTTTACCGTGACTCCGCTACTCCCGCAAATAATGATTTAGGCCCACGTATTTTGTTCGACGGCGAAAACAGCGCCGGTGCAAAGCACAGCTATTACAATATTTACTCGCAATTTACCGACGTAACTGACGGCGGAGAGGATGGCACTGTTCACCATCAAATTTCTAGCGCGGGCACTTTGCGGTCAGTTTTATCTTTGAAAGGCGCTTCAGAAGTTTCCATCAATGAAGAGAGTCAGAATATAGACTTCCGTGTCGAGTCTAACAGCAACACTCATATGCTGTTTGTGGATGCGGGAAATGATCGCGTGGGCGTAGGAACAAACGCGCCCGTAGGGGTTGGTCTTACTGTGAACGGCGGTGCTAGCGTTGGATCATATTTTTATGGTGGGACTAATAATCGTCGCCAACTGAAATTTACTAGCTTTGACACAGCTTCCCTTGATGCGGGTCATGAAATAACGGCGTCGTCTGTTTCGGGCAGATTATTGCTGTCTGCTTCTAGCACAAATCATTTACAAATTGATGCGGTTTCAAACACCACTGTATTCAACGAAGGCGGTACAGACCAAGACTTCCGCGTCGAGTCTAACGGTAACAGTCACGCAATCTTTGTTAATGCAGGAGCGGACGGCGTAGGCTTTGGCGCTACAGCCAGCACTGTAGGCTCGTCCACTATTGAAGGTATGTATTACGAAATCGGCGGCTCTTTAACTGTCGCTTCTAATACAGAAACCTTACAGATTAATCGTAACAACACAGGCGGCAACAATCGCGTCAATATTGGGCTGTATAACAACGGCACAAAGCGTGGCGAAATAGGTACTTATGGCGCTGAAGACGGAATGTATTTCTACGCCGGGTCAACCATAGATTCTTTGCGGCTAACTTCTGGAGAAGCGGTCTTTAATGAGGGCGGTGCGGATATAAATTTCCGCGTTGAGTCTGACTCAAAAACCCATGCGTTTTTTGTAGAAGGTGAAGGCTCTAGTAACCGCCTAAAAATTGGTATGGGTACTGGGACTATAACAAACCCTTACAGCCAAAATAATTTTACAGACTTAAACCTAGATGGAATTTGGGGCGGTGTAATTAGCTTTAAGCTGGGCGGCACTGAATATGGATGGATAGGCCAACGCAATTCTGGCAATGGCGATATGATTGTCGGAGCGTCTAGTGGTCAGAGCCTTTTCTTGGCTTCTAATGGTAACACTTCTCGTATAGAACTTACTGATGCTGGCAACGTAGTTGTAAACCCTACCGGAGCAGATAATGACTTCCGCGTTGAGTCTGAAAACCGTACTGACATGTTTTTTGTGGATGCGGGTAATGATCGTATCGGCGTAAAAACATCTGCTCCGGTAAAGCCGTTGTCGCTTGGTTCTCGGTCAGGTGCAAACCTTAGTTACATTTTTGGAACGAGTCAGACGATAACCGAAGACAACGGTATCTTCGTCTCCGGTTCCACTTCCGACATTACAGATATTACTTACGGCCTACACCTAGCCAATAACAACAATTCAAACGATGCTTACTCCCCTGTAATTGGTTTTTCAGCGCTTTCTGCCTCTGATGGTTTTAACCATGCTTACGCATATATAGCAGGTTATAAGACCAATAATGGTGCAGACACGAACTGGAACACGGGCGGCATAGAGTTTCTGACCAGTAGCGGTACTGGTCCAAATACCCGTTTGAATATAAATTACTTAGGTGGCTTAATCACTACGCCAACAACTGACGGTCACGCAGTCTTCAACGAAAGCAGCGCAGACGCCGACTTCCGCGTTGAGTCTGACGGCAACGCTCATGCGCTGTTTGTGGATGCTGGAAATAACGCTGTTCAATTTGGGACTAATAGTACGAATCCTACAAACGGAGCTAGATTTTATGGCATAAATGATGCAACTAACCTTGAAATTAATCATGCAAATGGGACTGCATCGGGTACGGTTTTTGCAACTTTTATTTACAACCAAAGTCAAATTGGAAGCATAACGCAAAATGGAACCTCTCAAGTTCAATTCAACATTTCATCAGACGCTCGACTCAAAGAAAACATTACAGACGCAGACGATGCAGGTACGTTAATTGATGCTATTCAAGTTCGTCAGTTTGACTGGATTGCAGATGGCGAACATCAGCGTTACGGGATGGTGGCTCAAGAGCTAAACACCGTTGCACCAGAAGCGGTATCTCAAGGCAACGCTGAAGAAGACATGATGGGCGTTGACTACAGCAAACTTGTTCCAATGTTAATTAAAGAAATTCAATCTCTTCGTGCGCGAGTAGCGGACTTAGAATCATAAACTGTCATTAAAGGAGAAAGAAACATGGCAATTACTACAAACTGGAGCG